ATGTTTGACGCGCATGTAATGCATCATCTTCAATCACGGGCTTGTTTAATTGTTCCAATTGTTCTGATGTTGTAGGTTCTACATCAAATTTATCATCTAAACTTTCAAATGTCATTCATTCTCACCGAAGTAAATATCATCAAACTCTGTTATATAGTTATACGAGTCAGTAGGTAACGCGGAATTCGGATCCACCTCATTTGTGATGCGTCGTCCTACTAACACATTGGTAGGTTCACTACCCTCAAACAAACTGTTATCGGAGTATACTTTTTGTATGGATTTCTTGATGAGATTGGCATCTTGAACATAGCCATACAAGTTCATTTTCACTGTGAAATTTAAATCCCAGATAACACTCAACCGTTTATCAAACCCACCTTCCCATTCATCTTGATAATTCACACTTTCTAAAACAATCTTTAAATCACGACGAACGCCTAAATCTGGCAATTCATTAATGGTGATGTTAAAATCTGGATTGAAATATGGAAGAATTTGTTCGATGATTTGTAATCCATCATCTTGGTTTTTTGTGAACACACTCATGCCAATACCCATATTATACGGAGTTGACACATAAGAATATCGAACACCTGTGTTTGTTAAATCTGGGTCTACTGCCCGAACATTTTGTGTAATGGCAAGTTTACGTGAAGGATCATATGTGAAATTGGTGATTTCAAAACCAATACGCGGAACTGTTACCTGTATACCTGGGCGACTGGTATCTAACTCAGGAGCTTCACGAATACGTTCAATGAATTTTTGTTTTGGTGCATAACTTAATGGCACAAACAAACTTTGTGTGACTTCATTGGCTTCATTTCTTCTTCGAATTTGAATACCATTGAATAATGTACCAAAAGCAATAATAGCTTTACGAATATGCTGATGATAGAAATGACGCCCTTTAAACATTAATATTCACCGAATGGATTGATAACTGTGAAATCCAAGATGTCGGCTCCTGAAGTTTCAAAATCTTCATTGTCGGCGCTTGGAATATTTGTTCGTGATGCAAATGTTTGTTGAATGATACTAAATCCGTCTTGTGAAAGAAGTAAATCACCTGTTTGTGAAAGAATTTGATGACCAAAAATGTCTTGTGTGCGCTCATCTTCTATCTTATCAATTTCTTCCACGCCTGTGTCAATGATTTCTGAACTGTATTGATACAATTCACATTGCATGCTATAGACATGAAACTTGCCAAGTTGGAAGAAGGGATCTAAATGTTGAACGAATTTAATTTCAAACAAGCTGTTAGTCTTGGGAAAATATAACAAATCGCCTTCAGCAGGACGATTAGGAAGTTGGAGGAAATTTTCATCGACAGCTCCTACAACATCTTCCCATCGACGCTTGGCTACTACGAATGTTGCTTGATGTGTAACTTGAATACCAAACTTTGTTAACAACTCACTATCGCCATCCCACCCTTCAATATTAGACAAATACATTTCCAAAGGATAGGCATTATCAAAACGACTAAGTACATCCTCACCAAGAATATTGTCCTGTTTCATGCTTGTTCGAGGCATGTAATATACATCATGACCATATATTTTAATACTTTCAATAATCAAATCTTCCAATAAACGCTGTTCATTAGTGGTACCTGATGTATTGCCACTTTGAAAATAGAAATTTGTTGCCATGTTAGCCTACCATGAAATCTACTGGAAGCTCGTATCGACTTTGCATTTGTTCTTCTATTTGACGGATTTCTTCTTCCGCTTCATTGAATATTTGCTGTCCATTCATTTGAATGCCACCAGGGAGTTGCATGCCTTGGAACTTCTTCATGTTCTCACCCCATTGACGTTTAATCAATGATGTGGCGTACTTACGAAGAAACATATCGTTATATACTTCTGTATATGTGTCTGGATCAATAATAGCATAACATTCAAAAATGACATGGTCACCTGGAACGAAAGTTTCTTTCCAATTTACATCAATGAAGATGCGATTCATCTTTCTGTTGAAACGAATCGTTCTATTGCCAGCAAACATGTCATCAAGCATTTGCAAATGCATTTTTACTTGTTGGTAGTAAATCAAGTCAGATGACAACAAGTTGTACATGTCATTCAAACGAAATTGATATACTACATTGAAAATGTTTGTTGATCCTGTGACACTACTGCCTGCGGATCCTAAAGGAAATACACGAACAATACCTGTGATTCTGTCAGGCACTTCAATGTATTGTTTATGCATAGTGCCTTCAGTATATGCAGTAGTTGCATGTAACGTAGTGGAAAATCCAGAAACTGAACCTGTAATGGTTTCACCATTAGTGAACGCACCAGATTCTTCATCTATTTCCAACTCATTACTACCTTTTACTTTTGTGATAACAGCAGTTTTTCCAGAGGTGGCACCTGTGACAGTTTCACCTACACTGAAATTGCCCGCAAAAATTGTAGATAATTTCAGTGTGGATGCTGTAATTTCAGCAGAAAAATAGATACGTTCCACACCATCAAAATGATATTCGTGCCAAAAATCTATAGCATCTTGTATTCTATCTTCCACTTGGTCGTCATCGACATTGATTTCAATGACGGGATAACCTAAGCGACGCAAACAATAATCTTTTAATCCTTGGCGGTTTGTGATTGGCATTTCCACCCTCTAAACAAAAATAGTTGGGAATCTCTTCCCAACTATTTATAAGAATGATTATCTGTTTTCTTCAAAGTATTGTTCTAACCAATTCCAATCGACAGATTTTCTTAGAGCTTCAGGGTTTTCACGATGGGTTTCTGCATATTCAACGCCGTCTTTCGCTCCGCGTAATACCCATTCAGCATGTTCTCCTTCAGCAAAAGCTAACCAACGTTCTAACCAAAGATGTGCATCTTTAGAATACTGAGTAGTCAGCTTCACAGTTTCACGAAATGCTGTTCTCCAGGCCTCAAAGGGAGTTGTGGCAAACGTGGCTTCTGAAACTGTTCTGGCAATAGTTATTGTTTTGCTATATTGTGTGAAATCTAAACCAAAATTGGCAGGTGTATTTAACACAAGATTACTGTTATAACATACAACACCCATATGCCCATACTGTAACCGATTACTCATATTTTTTGCTTGAAAGATGATATGGGCATCTGTGATAGTTTCCACAGGATAATCAAATACTGAAGAATCGGTAATGTAATTTTTTCCAGTCACTACAAAGAATTGTGACGCATCTCCTGCTAAATCTACACACCGATGAAACATCTTTCTTCGTCCATTAATGCCATCAATTCGAACAGCTCTGGGACACAACTTCACTAGATGTTTCCAATTCTGTTCTGCGTTAGATTCTCCGTTACTCACAAAAAACACAGGGACTGGATTCTGTTTTTGTGTTCTTCGAACTTTCAATGTATGAAGAGCAATGATTGGATCTACTTCTACAATCATTTTATCTTCCCAATCCCATGGATCTTTGCTTTCTTTTTTCAGTTTTTCAATGATTTTTTTATCACCTGCCCAGCCTGCAATAAACACTTGTTCAGCATCTTTTTTTACAACAAATAAAACAGGACCAGAAATATGTTCCCACGTAACACCATTTACACACCGATACAGTCTCTTTTCAGCTAAAGGCGCGTCAATGATATCAATATAATCAAATGCTGATAATTCTTTATCTCCTGCCTGTGCCCAGCCTTTTGAATCACGCACAGTATCAATGAAATCAGTAAACCACCCTAAACTCCGAACCCAGGGTTTAGTTTCTATAGTCCAATATTTGTCAAACAAGTCACTATGAGCCAACCATGATTCATTATTTAGCATTCTTTTTCCTCGATTTCATTTTAGTTACTTCACGTTTTATTCTTTGTTCTTCATTAGTTCCAATGTTTGGTCCAAACGCCCATTGACCGATGTGTCGAACTTGAAAACTTAAGTTCATATCAACTAATATTTTATATCCAGCATTACGAAGTTTTTGTTGAAAATAAAAATCTTCACCGTGCCAGTCACCATCACGATATTCAAAATTGAAGTACGGAGGCTCTATATTTTTCAATACTTCAGTTTTCATTAACATACATCCCATGCCAATACCTTCAACTTCTTGAAGTTCTTGGTCACCTTCTAAAGGTAACCAATTTTCCCAATTACCACGTTCTGGATATGCTACAGTTTGTAAAGGCACGGAACGTTTCATATAGTTAGAACAAACTATATCTTGTTTATGATTTAATAAACGCAAAGCTGCGGTGCTAGGAAATAACATGTCAGAATCTAACCACAGAGCATAATCAGAATTCATAGATATAGCTTGTTTTGCTAGTTTCTCACGTTGAGAAAGTAGTATAGTGCTTTGGTCATAAATCACATGCACATCTATACCCGCCATGGTTGTAGTTTTTACTAATTCAACCAATGATGCTGTGAATAAACTGTACATGTTTTCTCGGCAAGGAACTAGAACAGCAAGTTTCACTGGTTTTGCTTGCCATGCACTTAAATCATAAATGTTCTTCATACGCCAGCTATGCCTGATGCTAAGGTGGTAGCTTGTGTAGTGATGCCACGAATCAACTCAGTGAGTTCGTAAACTCGTTTCACAAATAGTTGATAATCAGCTAAAGGAAATTGTGTAACTGTGTTTAGTGTCTCAATGCTGTACTTGTCATAAATAAGGATTTCCATGGCAGCTAGCCGTGCCCATTTTTCAATAATGGCAAATCTATGAGTTTGCATATCATTGTTAAGAAGATTTAATAAATGTTCAGGATCATGCTGAGACAGAATATCTTCTAGTAAAGCAATCCGTTCGGGCCAGGTGTTTTGCTCTTTTAAATATTTCAACTCGTACAACAACTCAGATAACCGAGTTTTATCATACCCAATAGAAACCCATCGGACATATCGTTCTTCATATTCCGATGGGCTATCATTTAAAGCAGAAATTAATGTGTCACTGGTAATCGGTTCCATAATTATCACCTCATAAAATATAAAATAATATAACGTACTACTATTACTTAGTCAAGCATTTTAGTAAGTATTCGGAGTTGTTCTTCCACCAAAATCAATAGATAAACGAATTGGGCCACTATTAATACCGATTTGTGCACCTAAATCAGTACGTAAGCGAGTTGCACCAGACAAACCGTATGCATTTCGCACACGCCCCATTTGTATTGCAGAACCGGTAGCTGGTATTAAACCCATGTAATTCTCCTAAATATAGTACTATTTATGTGTATAAATTATGGACAATTTATACACGGAATGATTCTATCTCCTATAGTATACACTTCATTATCCGTTATCTCTACGGTATAATTACCAAGAGGTGAACTATAATACCGTTGAATGTAACTTAAAATATCGTCAGATGTTTGTAACGTTTCTGTACTACTTTGAGTATGATTAAAAACATCAACCCAGGTTCCAGATATGTCATTTTTAATAAGAAGTAGTGTTTTAACCATTTTAATTAGCCCAAACAATAAGTTTTGATGCTCTGTCTACTGGACAGGCACAGCAGTGGTAGTATGCTGGTGCTCCTTCACAACTTGCAAACCAGGAAATAGTACAACTTTGTTCATAATAATTACTCCACCCTCCTGCTGGTCCAGCACAACCACTAGTAGAACCTGAAGTTATCCAATCAGTATAACTACCGGTTGGCCCTTGTCTGCGTTTAAATCTTTGTCCTGAACTTGATGAAACGCTATTCCACTGACTAGGATTTTCAAAAATGTTATACATAGTGCTACTATTATTTAATGATCCGTCTGCCCATACTGAGCCATCTGCTTCTGATGTATGAAACCATTGTGTTCTAGTAGTTTTTGCACCTTGATTTAAAATTGTTTGAATAGATGTGTCTGATAATTTAGTCATACCAGCGTCATTTGGATGTGGGGAATCAGAACCAACAGCAGACGCATTATACGGTGATGTTACACGGGGATATGCCATAAATGTTAAAAACCATCCAGTTGTAGAATCAGATGTAACATCTGCCCAAACTTTTGGCACACTAACAGTACCGTTTTGACTACTACGTAAGGCTACATATTGATTCGAAGATAAAACATTTTTTGCACTTGTACCATCATATACAACAGGACCTGAATGAACTCCCATATGATGTTCTCCTATATTCCGTACCGATTTCTTACGGCGTTAAAATTTTGTTGAACTTGTGTAGCAGTAAGAACTGTGTTATACACCTTTATCAATCCTAAACTAGCTAATCCTGTAGGAAAATATTCAAATAAAATTATAGAGGAACTGCCTGCAGTTTTAGGAGAGGATACAGTAGATGTTCCCACAGAATTTCCATTAACGTACATAGTGGCGGTTGCACCATTTTTTGTAACACCAACATAATACCAGGTATCTATATTGAATGGATCTCCTGTTCCTGCGGCAGATTTTCCAAAATCACAACCGCTGTTACCTGGATCATATCTCCAATGTAAAGTTCTTTCGCTTGGCCAACGCCATATACCAGGACTTCTATCACTCCCGCCGGCATTAAAAGAAAATATCTTATCCCAGCTGCCAGAATATCCATTACTCCCGTAAGAAGTTGTGGTGTTAAATCTCACCATGAAAAAAATTGAATGTGTATCCGTGTCTAAGATAGAACTAGAATCTGTGATGACAGCATTCGTGGAGGAATTTAAATAGGGATACAATGCTGTAGAGCCTGTAGGATATGTCAGATTAGATGTTGTGGTTGTTCTATTACCTGTAATATCTTTAGCACTCATTGCTGTAGTTCTAGTTCCATTTATAAAGTTAGAAACAAATATGCTATCATTTCTATCTTCTTTAAATGGGCCCGCCCAGTAGAAAATCATCGGAACATTTAATGTTGCTGATGCTGGATTAATAGCCCAATATTTTCCGTCTGAACGTGTTACAGTGTCATACCAAATAACATGCGCGCGAAACCAGCCATCTCCCATATCATCATAATTGGTATATGATTGCCAACCTGAAATATTACTATAATGAGTGTATATAGGGGCACTACTATGCATAGGTACGGTAGGTTTAAAAAATATAGAATGTCCCGTATAGCGATTAGCTAGGCCGCCGCCGCCACTTGTAACGACTCCTATCCCCGGATTGTTGGCATTCATAAGATAACTAACACCTGTACTAGTAATAGGCGTAAGTGTGAGTTTCCAAACAGGAGCATCTTTATAAAATTCTGAGGTCTGAACTAAAGTAGCAGACACATCTGAAGGTACATTATTATAAATGGATAATCCATAATTAGCAGATAGATTGGTAGTAGCAGGTCCGGGAAAACTATTTAAATTTCCCGGATCCATAAGAAACTGTAAATTCGAGGTAACAATTCGTGTACTATGAAATAATGCCATTATACACCAAACCTTGACCGTGTAGCATTGAAGTTTTCGGATAATTCTGTAGAAGATAGAGCGCGGTTATAAACTTTCACATTGGCAATTCTGCCTACAAATCCATATCCTCCGCTTGTATAGGCTCCTATCAATGTTTGCGACCCATTATTTGTAGTTCCAGTGACACTTGATATTGTATTGTCTAATACACCATTGACATAATGGCGGATGGTGTTATCGCTTGTATTTCTTACAACTGCTACATGTCTCCATGTATTTAATGGTATAGTGACAGTCCCATTGTGATATCCAGCAGAACTTAAACCATAAAAATAACTTCTCAATACACCAGAATTAGCTAATTCTAAGTAATATCCTAAATTGGATATTATAAAACCTCCTCCCCCACCGCCGGACGGGTATGAAGTAGGATATATAAAAGCTTCTAATGTTATACTATTATTGGCGTTCACACTAACAGCAGAAACATAATTACTTCCATTAAATACTATACTTCCAGCATTTGAACTATTAAATGAAGGATTATCAACTAGAGTTCCATGGTTGTTGTTTCCAGAAATATCTCGCCATCCTCCGTTCGTAGCCACAGAAGTTCCACGAGTCAATGTCTCGGAAAAATTTGTAGCGGCATCTTTTATTTCAACTTGTACATCCGCAATTCTTAACGTATTGGGAACTGGACCATACATACCATACATGTAAATGCTATTGTAATCTATTGTTTGATCCCAACTTGAAGTTACAGTAAAGGTAGCTGACACTCGTTCCCATTTATTAACTTCAGTATTATATCCAAAAGATAGGCCGTCCCAAAAATTATAAGTGCCTGCCGTATTTCTGGTGTACATTCCTACATATGCTGCCTTGGCAATGTCTGTAGTCCATTGCAACCAGGAGATGGTGTATTTTGTACCTACTCCCCAACCGTTAGAAGACCAAGATCCAGTTCCTAAACTAAAATATTTTGCTTTCCAAACTGAATTGGTATCATACATTTCCACCACAGGTTTTTTTAACGTGTTATCATATATCCAATAGGCATGACGGGTAAACTCCCATGCAATACCTGAATTTGCAACACTGATACCTGTATTTAAATAATAGGATATATCACTACCGTTACTATTATATACTCGTATAGCACCTGGGTGATTTGCTGCTATAGTACCAGAGGCAGACTCAGGCATATAAGGTTGATAATAACTATCTAATCTAGGATTTTGATGATAGGATAAATTACTTGTAGGCTGTCCAGGAAAACTATTTAAATTTCCCGCGTCTAATGATAATAATAATCCTGTTGTAGATATTTTAGGACCATTAGTATATGCCATGCTTAAACACCAAACCGAGAACGCAGCGCATGAAAATTTGCTGTTGATTGTGCAGTGCTTAATACACGGTCATACACCATGATGATTGCTACCTCACCTGAAAGAAACCAAGGATCTGGATATTGAAACCATTCGAAATATGACCAGCCAGAAAAATCTACATTTTTTGCTTCCCACATATGATAGGCATTATTTCTATAATTGGTGGGAGATGTAGGATTAGTTACTGTATTTAAATCCACAAAATTTGTAGGAGATCCCACATTACTATGATAATAAGGGTTTCCCGAGCTTGCACTTAAATAAGTTCCATTAGTTTGATTTCCCCGTACCCACAATTCTGTGTCGTTATTGTTTTTATACCACAGCACAACCGTACATGTGGAGGTCACACCTGTAAGAGCCGAAGCTTTTGTGAAGCCCATGGAGGTGTTATTAAATGTAAATTTTCCTCCTGAAAATGTAGGACTATTTACAATAGTGTGATGATTGCCACGACCACTCAAATCAGTGAATGTAGTACCAGAACCAGAATAGGAATTGGGATTGCCCGCATCAAGATAAAGTATCAACCCATCCGTGTACGTGCGAGGACTATAATGTATTCCCATTTATCTTCTTCTCCAAAGTTTCAATTTTGCTATATAATTGTTTTACTGCTTCAATTAATATAGCAGACATATGATGATAATCAACTACCTTAGTTCCATCTTGTCTTTCGTTGACTAGATGTGGGAATACGGGTTCAACTTCCTGGGCAATTACTCCATACTGATGCTTACGAACAAAGTAACCATCTTCACCACCACGTGAATCCATGTGTTCTTTTGTCCAATCAAATTCAACACCACGGATGTGAACGATTTTTTCTAGTACATCAGTTAATGGTTGAATGTTTTCCTTTAATCGTACATCTGATGAACCATACCAAGCAGTTATTTCGCCCGTGGCACGAATTTCGGTGGCAACACCTGCTGTGCCAGCACCGATGCCACTGAATTGAACTAGTGCGCTTGTATGAATAGATTGTGGGAGAGATAAAGTAACACCGCCTGTACTGGCTGATGCTGTTACTTGATTGCTTGTGCCTGTGATGGATGTTACGCCTGTGTTGTTTACTGTTACTGCGCCGGTCGTGGCACTAACACTAATTGCAGTGCCTGCATTGACAGATGTTACCTTTGCATCGGTGTATGATGTGCTAATAGAGGCACCATTCCATGTAGCATTGCCAATAACACCTGAATTGCTAAGAGTCATTCCAGTAGTTCCAGCAGCAATATCTGTACTGGATGAATTAACCCAAAAACGGAAGCCCGCTGTTGAATCATATCCAATACCCGCATACTTAGTAGCTGCGGTAGAATAAAATCCTAGCACAGGATATGTTGCTTGTAACATTTGTGTTCTGTTCCATCCTCCAGTCATACCAGTTCCACCAGAAATATGAACTGGTGCAGCATGTCCAGAAGCTAAACCAAATCCTACTGTTGTACCATTCACTACCAATGCGTTTTGTCCATAGGTACCCATGGTCACAACGTTACTAGATGTAACTTCAAGAATAGGTAATCCCGAGACATCATTCACAGACATTAAGACACCAGTTAAACTATCTGTAACTGAGAATAGTTGTCCGGCTGTTCCACGAATATCAAATGTAGAGACAGGTGTTGTAGTTCCAATACCAACTCGGTTATTAGTAGCATCTACAAACAAGGTATTAGTATCAACGGTAAAATTACCCGATACTATAAGTGAAGACAAAGTACCAACAGATGTTAGACTAGAAGCTGTTACACCAGATGCTAAAGTAGTACCAGATAGGGTTCCTGCTGCTGCCGTTACTGTGATATCAGCAGAACCATTAAAAGAAACACCGTTAATATTTCGAGCAGTTGTTAATGTTGCAGCTGAAGATGCTGATGTTGCAGATGTCGCAGTTGCTGCATTACCGGTGATATTAATGCCCCAAGTACCGGAAGCACCAGTTCCTGTTAAGGTAGGTGCATAACTGTTATAATTTCCACTATCTAAAACAGTACGCCATGACTGCCAGGTGCCATTATTTTTTCCGCGTAATGCAATTTGTCCGGAACGATAATCACCTGCAATTTGATGTTGCCATGATGAGCTGTATGCCTGCGAATATAGTGCACCATCCGTTGCATTACCAGAAAAATTCGTAACACCACTAGTATAATAAGTTACACCATTACTATCCAAGGTGTCCGCATTTACACCAGAATTGCTGGCAGTATTTCTAAATGCTACACCGTCAATTTGATCCGCAGTTGTAGCTGTAGCGGCATTACCGGTGATATTAATGCCCCAAGTACCGGAAGCATCTCCGCCAGTTCTAGTGGGTACATTTAATACTGTGCGGAAATTGGCAGGTGTATAGTAACGAATATAGCCATCACTAGATGCATATACACGGTCAATTGCTGTTGTGCCGTTATCTCCTGATGTGGTATTGATCCAACCTGCTTGAATGTATCCGTTACCATCAGTACGAACAATTTGATTTGCTGCGTTATTAGTTCCTGTATGGACTTGTAATCCATCAACTGTGTCAGCATCTAATCCAGATCCAGCGCCGTCATTATTACTAGTCCAGTAAGTTCCTGAATACCCTGAGATATTGGTTGCTGTTGTTGCATTACCTGATAAAGCTGCGGTAATAGTGCCTGCACTAAAGTTGCCTGATGCATCACGAGCGACAATTGCTGACGCGGTATTGGCACTTGTGGCATTGCTGGTAACTGTGAACGTGGCAGCACCTGAACCGTTATATGTGGTGCTTCCAGATAAGCCAGTCCCTGATGTTCCTAAAGTCAACGTTCCTAAAGTGCCACCTAACGCAACACCAGAAATGGTACTATTAGCTAAGTTGGCATTTGTGATGCCCGCTGTACCACTTAAATTACTGTTCGTTAATCCTGAAATGGTGTTAGAGCCGGCAGCAATTGTCTTGTTGGTTAATGTTTGGGTTGCTGTTGTTAATGCTATAGGAATTTCTGATCCCGCTAAGCCAGCTTCCCACACATCAGCAGTTTCATCCCAAATTAATGATGCATTGGTGGATGTACCACGTTCAATTTCTATACCCGCATTTTGTGACGGTGTACCTGTCTCATCACTATTTAAAATGATGATGTTATCACCAATATTCACTGTGTTACTATTCACAGATGTTGTGGTACCATTCACAGTTAAATCGCCACTTAATATTAAATTGGCTGCGTTCACGGTACCCGTGAACGTTGGGCCTGCTGAGAACACCAGATTGCCAGAACCTGTTTCATCTGTGACAACAGCTATTAAATTGGCACTTGTGGGTGTTGCCAAGAAGGTGGCAACTCCGGATGCCAAGCCCGACACACCAGTGCTGATGGGAAGACCGGTACAATTCGTTAATGTACCTGATGTGGGTGTTCCCAAGATGGGTGTAACTAATGTGGGACTTGTACTTAAAACATTACTCCCACTACCTGTTGATGTTGTGACACCTGTACCACCATTAGCTACGGGTAATGTTCCTGTAACACCAGTTGATAATGGGAGTCCTGTGGCGTTTGTTAATGTGATACTGGTTGGAGTACCTAAAGCACCCCCTTGAACTGCCACGGTACCTGATGTCGGGAGGGTGATACTTGAAGTACCTGATGTTGTCAATGTGACAGTATGCCCGCCACTCATAGTCAAAGTAGAGCCTGATGCTCCAATATTCGTAATGGAATTGTTATTATTATCTAACCCATTACGGGCGATAAACCTACGTGTTGTTGCCATGATTCTCTATCCTCTTGGCGGGTAATTAATGTGAATATTTATAGTAATCCGGGATTGTTTAATATGGTGTTATCACCCACTGTGTTCCATTCCAATACTTGACAGGTTTTGTGACCCATGCAGCACCCGTCCAGACTTTCACGGGTTTTGCTACCCATACCGTACCCGTCCAGACTTTAATTTGTCCAGTTGGTGCGACAGCCGCTTGTAAATCTGCTGACGCTGGTAGAAGCGGTTGAAAGACCCATGACATATTATGCTACTCGTCGGATGGACCAGTTGACGACAATCGACGTACCAAGTAATGTGTCCAACGTGACATCCCATTTATGGAGTAATATTAACGAGGGACTCACCCAGATATCTGCTTGTGCACCTGATAAAATAGATTCGTAAATGATACGCTGTGTATCTGCGGCGCGACAACTTTCATACACACGAATTTGTAATTGGTCACCCGCCACCATATCACTTACATCCAAAAAGACTTGATAGACTCCATCTTCCGTACGTCCACCTGTATTTGCCACGAAGTTTGCGTTATTTGGTGCTGAAAATTCCGTAACACCAACTGTTGCTGTTCCACTAAATGCTTCTGTTATAGCCATAAATTATTATCCCCCTGTTCCGTAAACCACGACTTGAAATGTACCTGCGTTTTCGTTAGTACCTGCGTTCTGCACACGTGCCCATATTGTTTTTCCTGGGGGAACGGTTTTTTCCACTCCAGTTACCAATGGACTAACCTCAAATGTTTCACTACCAGTTGTTCTTACATAAGCATCTGACGTAATAATGTCTTTGGGGTCACCAACTGTTGTGGTATTACCCGTTGCAATATCTACGTGATAGTTTAATGCGGTCATTGTCGTATCACTATGTTGACAGGAAAACTGCCAATGCCAACAACGTTTGGTTGTGGTACCTATCAATGTCCACGCGCCTTCTGCTGTTGTACCGGGAGTAACCGAAGTTCCTGTGACCGTACCTGTACCTAAAGTAATACCTAATGACTCTATAAACGACCCACGTTTAACCATTGTTGGATTTGGTGGTGCGGTCATATATCGAATATTTACACCAAACGTGGTTGCCACTGATGAACGTCCCGCTATCGCCACCGCCGCACCTGCGGGAATATATAACGGAAAATATAACCATGCTCCACCACCACCTGCATAGTTATTTGCTTGACTGACCATAATATCTTGTGCAATGGTTGTCCATGTCGTACCGCCAGCATAATCTACACCAATTTGGATTGCGATTTGACGAAATACACCACCCGAAAATGCGTTGTTTACGTTGATAAGCAGTCCATAACAATCCTGTGTTAAATCGTTACCAACCTGAGAATATGCTCCGTAGACTGCACCAGTTCCAGGTGTGATTGACGTACCAAAGTTTGCTGTTGTACCTGGTCTAGTGGTACCATACGAAAGTACAGCAGAAAAATCATTAGCACCTTGTGGAACAAACAACATTATACAACCTCCATTAGACTATACAGTTGATTTAAATGTAGATATTGGTCACTATCAACCTGTGTTGTACATACCATCGTGTACGTCAACTCACTCAATGAAAGACTACTGACTACAATTTGTAATCCTACCATATGGTCCATGATTGACTTAAAATGTTCATGTGGAAAAGTATATGTATGCATAAATTATCCTATTAGTTTGTGTCTACCCACAAGTCATTCACTGCGGGAGATACTGGTTGGGTGGTGCCTACAGTAAGTGTGCCTGTGTATCCGTTTACAGTGCCTTGTGATCCTGTGAAACCGACGCTCCCTGTGAATCCTGTATCGCCGATGCTACCTGTGAAACCAGTGGTTCCTTGACTTCCGGTGAATCCTGTACCGATACTACCGGTGAATCCTGTACCGCCAATGCTACCGGTGAATCCTATAGGAGCAGATGCTTGTAATATATCAAAAAGATTTTGTGGCATAGTTCTCTAAATTAAATGTTAATACCGAATACGAATTAAACCTTGGGCGCCAGCACCACCGGTACGACCGCCGCCAGAAAATTTAGCTCCGCCGCTTCCACCACCTCCATAGTTGTTTCCTGGATTTCCATTAGATCCATTATCTATAGCTGAATTAAGACTAAGGCCGACGCCGCCGGCACCAGCAAAATCTCCTGCGTTATCATTATAAAAAAAATTAACATCATCACCGTTTCTAAGTGGTCCTGCACCGCCGCCGCCATTACCGTTTCCTACGATATTAGGATTGACACCCAGTCCATCAACAAAAAATCCTCCTCCACCAGTACCGCCTCGAAATACGATATCACCGATGCCTCCTGTAATAGATCCTGCAGTTTCAACATCATCAGTTCGATTAGCTAGGCCGCCCGGGCCACCTTTTGCTACTACAACATTGGTTTGCCAGGTAGTATCATTACCATTGGCACCATTTCCATTTGTTCCTGCAACAGATGCAGCCACAGAATAAGCAATGGATTGTTGTGCACTTCCATACACGATAATTTTTTTTGCATATTGGCCGCCGGCACCGCTAGCACCACCAGTATTATTAGTTGAGCATCCTCCGCCTGCTCCGCCACCACCCCAACATTCAACTTGAATGAGAGTGACGCCATCTGGCTTTGTCCAATTACCTGCACCTGGCGTAGTTAATAATACTTCTGTACTATAGGAAAATCCTTTAGTAATTCTTCCAAATCCTCGAATAGAACCGGAGCCGAAACTGCCAAATATTGGTGACATAGTTATGCAAATTTTGTGCGTGAAGCTAACACAGTGAAAGCAGCACTTCCTGTTTTCAAAATACTGTATGTATACACATCAATACTGTTAGTATTTCCTGCTGTGGGTGCTGTGCCACCTTCCCATCTTAGAGTAACAACATTACCATCAATTTGAAATCCTGTAGCGTAGAACGCTGTTGCTCCATTCGTTACTAAAAATGCCACAGTTAATGATTCCCCAATAGGCATCATGGTGTTTAATGATGTGGTTGCTGATCCACGGACATTCAACGTCCAGTTAGCTGAGGCATTAGTTGTGTAGTATAGCACCGCTTGGTCTGCCGCATCATAATTTATAGTACCTGTGGCAGCAGTAGCAGAAATCGTGGCTTTTTCTAACAAGGCTTGAATTTGCAATGCTCCGGTTGCAGCATCATAACTTAATTTTGTTGATGTAGTTTTAGCCGTGGTGTTACTACCCACAAATCCCACCAGGACGGGATATAATGTTGTAGATGTAGTGTCATCGGTAGTATTAATTAAATTAGATGGACCTGCATCTCCTTTAGGTCCTAGGTTGGCTGTGACTTGCCATGTACTACCTGAATAGAAGAATTCGATAGTGATACCTTTGAAGTTCACTAATAAATCATCAGCCACACCTTCAATTGTGGACCCATTTCTTCCGATAGTTAATGTGTTGGTGCTCCAGTCGGCTCCATCTGTGATGATAAGCCAGTCACCTGTTGAAGGACTTGCGGGAAGATTGAATGTAAAACCAACACCAGATGTTGTAATGATGTAACGATTACTTCGAACACCCGTAGAACCTGTTGTTGTAATATTAGTCCAAGAACCTAATCCAGACCCTTGACTACCTGTAAAGCCGGTATCACCTTTGCTTCCGGTGAAGCCAGTAACACCTTGGGTGATAGGTGTTACCACACTACTTTGATAGGTGTTACCATCATGGGCAGTTGTAACAATAATGTTAGTAGACGAGGTGGTTTCAGCAAACAATTTCACAACAATTCTATCAGTTAGTAATAATGGAACCGGTGAGGTCACGAAGCTACTAAAAACATATTGTTGGTAGCTAGTACTATTGATTTCTGGGCTGTCTTGACTGAATAATAAGGTTTCCGTGTTGCTGTTTGTTGTATCTACTTTGTATACCTTCACAACAATTTTACTAGCTCCATTGGCATCATCTACTTTAGCCCAGATACGCCATTGAATTTCGCCAACGGGAATTTCTTCGATATAAGGTTCTCCAGGCGGTGTAGCGAATCCAGCAATCAATACTTGACCAGTGCTGCTACTCACGGTAGCAGACATGTCATCTTGTGCTAGACCAGAAATGGTTAAACTAATGGATTCATAAGCGGGAGTTCCTAAATCACTCGCAGTTGAAGCAAACCAATAGATACGACCGGTAGCAGAAGCGCCAATAGGTCCTTGACTACCAGTGAAACCGGTATCTCCTTTGCTTCCAGTGAAACCGGTGGAGCCTTGACTACCTGTAAAGCCGACACTCCCAGTGAAGCCAGTATCTCCTTTGCTTCCTGTGAATCCTGCTCCTTGACTTCCTGTGAAACCAACATCGCCTTGACTTCCAGTGAAGCCAGTATCTCCTTTGCTTCCTGTGAAGCCAGTATCTCCTTTGCTTCCTGTGAAGCCGACACTACCGGTGAAACCAACATCGCCTTGACTTCCAGTGAAGCCAGTATCTCCTTTGCTTCCTGTGAAACCAAAATCACCTTGACTTCCTGTGAACCCCGTGGAGCCTTGACTCCCAGTGAATCCAACATCGCCTTTACTACCAGTGAACCCTTTACTACCAGTGAATCCTGTAACACCTTGGGTAATAGGTGTTACCACACTACTTTGATAGGTGTTACCATCATGGGCAGTTGTTAAAGTAATACTTGTTGTTGAAGTAGTTTTCACGTAAAGTTTCACAACAATACGGTCAGTTAACAACAAGGGGACAGGTGATGTGACGAAACTGCTAAACAGATATTGTTGGTAACTGGTGCTATTGATTTCTGGGCTGTCTTGGCTGAATAATAATGTTTCGGTATTGCTGTTTGTTGTATCTACTTTATAAACTTTTACAACTAAGTTGGAAACACCAGAAACATCATCTACTTTAGCCCAAAGGCGCCATTGAATTTCGCCAACAGGAATTTCTTCGATATAAGGTTCTCCAGGCGGTGTAGCGAATCCAGCAATAAACACTTCACCTGAAGTATTCGTCGCAGACGCAGACATGTCATCTTGTGCTAGACCAGAAATGGTTAAACTAATGGATTCATAAGCGGGACTTCCTAAATCACTCGCAGTTGAAGCAAACCAATAGATACGACCGGTAGCAGAAGCGCCAATAGGTCCTTGACTACCAGTATACCCTAAAGATCCTGTGAATCCTGTGGTGCCTTGGGTGCCCTGGCTTCCAGTGAAACCAACATCGCCTTGACTTCCTGTGAATCCAGTATCACCTGGAAAACCTTGGTCTCCTTGAACACCTTGGTCACCTTGGCTACCTGTAAAACCTGTTGCACCAATACTACCAGTGAATCCTGTTTCCCCTAAAGAAACAACACTAGCAGTTCCATTATCTTTTTTTAGATATAATTTTCCGTCATATGTATTGATTGCTAACTCACCTAATTCTATATCACCTATTGTAGGGACTTTGCTAGGTGTCGCGGATCTTTTCAATCTAATATAATTTGCCATTTGGCTCCTCAAAAGCTGCTATATAGCAGAGGGGTATATGTTGTTCACTATTTATCTGTTTCTCTTGACAAATGAGATATATAATACTATATTTATATGATTTCTATTTGAGGTAATCCATGATAAAAATTGCTATAATTGATGTTATTGGGCTAACATATGACGCTACTACTATTGAAAAATATGGTCTTGGCGGGTCAGAATCAGCCATTATTTACATGGCGAAAGAACTTCAAGAACTAGGATTTCAAGTGACTGTCTTTAACCATTGTGATGACAGTCGTGCCAAAGAAGGGATATATGATGGTGTGGAATATGTGAACCTTCAAAAGTTACATCATCCCAACAATTATACCTGTGATGTAATGATTGGCTCTCGGTCAGTGGTTCCATTCCTTTCAGGAGAACATTGGGAAAACAATAACATGATAGGGAAATCCTATCCCACAAATGTATTCACCCAACTACAACAAAGTGCAAAATATAAAGTTCTTTGGCTGCACGACACTTTTTGTTCTGGGGATCACTTAGTTGAAGAACTAGTCACTCAGAAATATATTGATGAAATTTTCACATTGTCGGATTTTCATACCACATATGTTTCAAACTGTGACCACGGGCGCAAAAGAAATTTTGAAGTGTTGAAAAATAAAATTTTCATGACTCGAAACGGGGCAAAGAAATGGATTCCTGAAGTTAACATTACACAAAAAGATCCCAACTTGTTCATTTACAATGCCTCTATAACAAAAGGCATGTTACCATTATTGGAACATGTTTGGCCTAAAGTGAAAACGAAAATTCCACAAGCCAAGCTAACTATCATTGGAGGTTACTATAGATTCCGTGACGGAGCTCCACCAGATGAACAAGAAATAAAATTTCATGAATTGACTGAACGTGATGATTTCAAGACTTTAGATGTTACGTTTACTGGTGTAATTCCTCAGCCAGAAATTGCACATCACCTAGCTAAAGCATCTTTCATGATTTTCCCGGGCGCGTTCCCTGAAACATTTGGCATTTCAAGTTTAGAATCGTTACTGTATAACACACCCATCATTACAACACGATTTGGGGCTTTAGAAGAAACTGCGTTAGACTTGGCATGCTATAAAATGGATTATGCTATTGAACCTAATGGATTATTTCCATCTATAGATAAAATGAACCAAGTGGAAAAATTTGTTGAATTAACTTGTGATGCCTACTACAACAAGTATGTTCATCAACAAAAGATGCATTACTGCAATATCGTTCATGATATTGCTGGTTGGGATACCGTGGCTCTACAATGGAAACAGCATATCTACAAAAAGTTAAATATGTATCTTTCTGTTGATGAGTACCGTAAAGTGTCTCGTATCAATCAAAAAGTACATGAAGTGTTTCAACGGAGATTTAGTAATTCAGAAGAATGGAATGTTGTTCGGTCATACCCGCAACAACCTATAACTGTAATTGCACCATTTTATAATGCCGAAGAATATATTAGAAAATGCATATTGTCGGTGGCGTCACAGGATTATGATAATTATCAAATGGTACTTATCAATGATGCATCTACGGATAACTCCTTGAAAATAGTACAAGAAACATTAGAGCTGTTTCCTGAAGCCTTACGAAAGAAATTCATTGTAATTAATAATGAACAGAATATGGGTGCTGTACATAATCAAGTCATGGGATTCCTGAAGGCATCTGATGATGATATCATCATGCTACTTGATGGTGATGATTGTTTAATTCCTGACAATAACATCTTTCATTATTACAATACCCTGTACGATGGATCAACTGAATTCACATATGGAAGTATGTGGTCACAAGCGGATGATATTCCTTTAATAGCTCAAGAATACCCAGAACATGTAAAAGAAACTAAAACATACCGACAACATCATTTTGCTTGGGCTATTCCTTATACTCATTTACGAACATTCAAAAAATATTTGGTTAACAATATCCCATTAACCGAGTTTCAAGATGACGCTGGGAACTGGTTCCGAGCTGGCGGAGATAATGCCACGTTCTATTCCATTTTAGAACAAGCTGATCCTAAGAAGGTGAAAGCACTACAAAAAATTGTGTACTCTTATAATGATATCAATCCTTTAAACGATTATAAAGTGAATGGTTTAGAACAAGACAGAACGAGCAAATTCATTCGAAATAGACAAGACATGAAAAAGAAAAAAATTCTGTTGGCTATTCCTACCAACAAATATGTTGAGCCTGAAACTTTTAAAAGCATCTATGATTTAGATGTTCCTGATGATGTGGAAATAACATTCCAATATTTCTTCGGGTATCAAATTGACCAGATACGTAATTTAATTGCCAATTGGGCAGAACGATTTGATTATCTGTTTTCTGTAGACAGTGATATTGTTTTGCCACAAGACACTTTAGTAAAATTGCTGTCCCACAACGTGGACATGGTGTCAGGTGTGTATATTCAAAGAAAAGATGGTGTAGAAATTCCTGAGATTTATAGAAAGAATGCACAGGGCGGCGTATCGAATGTGTTCATTACAAGTTTATTATCTAACAAGGGGTTACAAGAAATTGATGGGTGCGGTTTTGGTTGTGTACTTGTTAAATCTGATGTTATAAGAAAAATTGGTTATCCACAATTTGTATATACATCGGCTTTAAATCATGCCAACACTATATCAGAAGATGTATATTTTTGTCGCCGGGCACAAGAAGTGGGTGCTAAAATTTTTGTTGATACCAGTATCATTTGCAGACATGTTGGAAAAACTGAATTTTATCCTAAAGGGGCTTTGTAATGTTACCAGAATATAATGCAATTGAAGAATTCCAAACACATGGAGAATATCAACTTCTTGAAAAATTGATTCCTATAGGATTTAACACCATTCTAGATGTAGGATGTAATCGGGGGTATTGGACACAAATGGCGCGTTCATTTCATCATAATGCACACATTCATATGTTTGAAATAAGTACTCGAACATATCGTCATATGTTACAAGAACAAACGTTAGATGATAAAATGGTTCCCAACAACTTTGGATTATCAAATAGTTTCAGAGAGATTCCAGTAAAGTATGTACCACATAATGATAGAGTTACAACAACCATTTCAGATATTCGACATGATGATTCTGTGTGGACAACTGGTGTAGTATTACCGGGTGATGTCTACTTGAAAATGCATGATATTGGTTATGTGGATTATTTAAAAATAGATACTGAAGGACATGAATATGAAGTACTCCAGGGGTTTGAAAATATCTTAAATAAAGGACATGTTGCCCTTATTCAATTTGAATATAGTTTCATGAATGTGCTAACAAAGAATCTCTTGATTGATTTTTATAAAATGTTGAATCCTCTCGGATATGTCTGGGGTAAGATATCACCGGACGGAATTGAATTCAAAGAATATCATCTTTGGGATGAAGATTTTCATGGTCCAGATTATATTGCAGTTCACAAATCTCGACCAGATATTATGAGTCTAATAAAGAAATAAAAAGAGCGCCTTTCGGCGCTCTTTTTTTATACGTCTTGACGAAGTTCAGTCAATTGTCGATTCAAATCATCTACTTGTCGTTGTAATTCTTCAATTCGCTTTGTTTGTTCTTCTACTTGTTTTACTGCCATGGCGTGTTGAACACCCAACATGGTTTTTTCCATCAAGAAGTTCTTGCATTGATTAGCTAATTGTTGAATATACTCGTTGATAAATGCTTGTTGATCCATAATATGTTACTCCGATTAATGATTAATATGTACCACCGTCAATGTGTGCGAAGATTGGCACACCTGATGAGTTGGCTTGTAATACTTGTCCATCTGTACCTGCTGATGTTACTTGTAAAGCACTTGTGTTGTTGCCATACAAGACACCGTTTGTTGTGAATGAGCTAGCACCTGTACCACCGTCTGCTACGCCGATGTCGGCTGACAATCCTGAAACTGTTCCGCCTGTGATGTTGGCAAGAAGTGTACCAACTGTGTAGCCTGTTCCAGCTGTATTAACAGTTGTACCTGGTTCTACTTCAAGACCCACGAACAACTTGAAGATGTTGCTGTCTGAAGCATCACGGAACCAACCAGCATACTTGGCAGTTGTACCTGTGTCATATTCACCATAGACACCTACGTCAATGGAGTTGGCTGTGTTGCCGTCGCCTAACTTGAGCAATGAGTCATCTACTGTAACAGTTGTTGAGTTAACAATAGTTGATGTACCGTTAATTGTCAAGTTACCAGCCACAGTTACGTTGGCACCATCAAGTGTGATGGCAGTTGTACCAGAAGAGGACTTGATATCATTACCCGAAACTTGTAAATCACCAGCAACAGCTACGTTTCCTGATGTGTCGGATAATGTTAATGCTGTTGTGCCGTTACTGGACTTGATGTCTTGACCACCAACAATTAAATCGCCGTTAGTCTTAACATCACCTGTACCAGAGAATGATAATGCTGTTGTGCCAGCAGCCATCTTGATGTCATTGCCTGTGACTTGTAAATCACCAGCAACTTCAACATCACCTGAACCAGAGAATGTTAATGCTGTTGTGCCACCTGACATTTTGATGTCGTTACCGCCAACTGTTAAATCACCAACTAAAGCAACATCGTTGGTTAAGGCAATTGTAACGGCTGCCGTTTCTGAACCAGAACCTGTGACTGAGATTTGATTGGCTGTGCCTGCTACTGTGGCAACATAGTTACCTGTTGTATCTGCGCCAAGTGCCACAGAATTGGCTGCCATTGAGGCAACACCGGCTTCTGAGATGGTGATAGCACCTGAAACGCCGGCATAGATGTAATCAGCAACATTTTCTGCTGTGATTTTCTTGTTAGCTGTTGCTGACAAATCATAGACTAGGAATGAGTCATCGCCAGCTAATGGATCAAGAGCTGTTGCACCTGTGATATCAACCTTTGATGCTTCAACACTGTTGATGGCAACTGCGCCTGTTGTTACAGTGAAGTTGGTACTATTGAAAGATGCCACACCCTTTTGTGTGTCTGTCGCATCTTTGGCAGCAATAGTTACAACATCATCTGTAACTGTTGTATCAATTGCGTCTGAACCTGTGAAGGTTAATGTATTACCAGTTGTGAATGTGTCAGTACCTGTGTCACCGGCAATTGTGAAACTGCCTGATGGGATGGCAGCAAATGACAAATTACCTGAACCATCAACCTTTAAATATTGGTCATTGGCGTATGTGGCAGGTAATGTGTATGTGACATTGGCACCTAATGTATCTGGTGCTTTGATTGTCACATTGTTAGTGCCGTTTGCTGTTGCTTCATGTAACACAACTTTGTCAGCTACTGATGATGTGGCAGGTGTTAAGAAACTGTCAACAGTTCCTGTATAGTACTTACCACCGACTTTATCAATAACTGCTGTTGAACCATCAGATGCTACTGATTCAATGTATAATATAGCGCCTGCGCCGTTACCTGTGCGGTCTTGGGAGTAGGCTAATTCACCTTCTAGTAATTGACCTGTTGTTGGTGCTGTTGCGCCAGAAGAACGCTTAATTTGAATACGTGTTGCCATGTAAAGTACCTCTTTGGTTTAAATTTAGTAAGTTCCGCCATCTATGTTTGCTAATCCAACTGATTCTATTTGTTGGGTCACCCATGTTTGTGTCGAAGCATTATAAACCAAAGTATAACCATCTTGTAAGCCGTTCACATTTTCATCTACATTCACTAATTCTTCAAGTTTCACTAAAGGCATTTGCACCTTTTTGACACTGGTGTTGATAACACCGGGACCTGTTACTTGTACTGAGCTAATTTTTCCTGGACGATTGACTTGTACTTCTAGTGCCATTATCGTGTAACCTCGGGCGTGACAGTAACGATGCCTTCCAGAACTCGGGTCACAACATCTTCGTCATCTTCAATCTCTATGTCATATACATATCGACCGCTACGAAGAGCTGATGTTTGTGTTGCAGTTAATGAAATAGTAATTTCACCATTAGTTGGATCCACCCCTTTAGATGCAGTAAAACTTGTGTACGAGTTGGATCCATAACTCTTACGCATTTGTGCACGAATGGTGTAATCCGTTAAATCTAGCTCATTGCCATTAGGATCAAATATCACAATGGAAACTGTGAATGTTGATCCTTGGTCTATGACTAAATTTTTAATGGTTGCCATATGAGAATAGGTAAGAGAGACACCATTATTTATAATAATTATACGGCAACTGTCATGGCAGAAAACTTAAATACTGTACTGCTGGCATTAGCAGGTGTGACCAGTAGCCTGAGGTTGCCACCTGAAATGTCTGCATCAAAAGTTGCTAAAGAATTGCCAGTCATTACTGTGGCATATTCTGTCAGATAGACAGTCGTTCCATCATGAATTAACATCACAGAGGTGGTATGATAACTGGATAAAGTAGAGTTAGATGCCTGAATTATATAACGTAAGGTTCTTATAGTTGAGGCAGACACAGTATCCACAACTTGATTGGCAGTGGTGGCGGTTGTGGTCAAAGACCCAGACCGCCCCTCAACCTTGAAACTATTCAAGTTGGACATGTTATCGTCTAACTCTTGATATGTTAAACTAGATCCTTTAACTAAACGTAATGTGATGTTTGCCATGAAATCCTCTCGGTTTAATAAGAGTATTTATATTAACTCTATAACAAGATTAGAATTTTTTAGTAGACTTTCTTTTTTCCAATAATCATAAATGCCTTTATCCAATTCATACTCAGACCAAACTTGTCTAGGACGTATTGGTTGTTGTTGAGCCCATTTCCACATCTTTTCTAATCCATCATGAAGATTCGTCTTGTGTTCAAACCCAAGAATATCCACCGACTTTTGCCATGTGGGATATGCGTGCTTTACTTCGTGTCTAGGAGGAAGATGAATGACTTCCGCCCCTCCTACCACATCACACAATGTTTCTGCCGCTTTTTTAATAGTGACATAATGAATGCCGCCGAGATTAATTATTTGTTTTGAAGCTTCTGGAACCCAGCCAGCTTTCCACAAACATTCTACCGAATCATCAATACAGCTAAAAGCTCGTTCTTGTAGTCCATCACCATATATAGTAAATGGTTGGTCATTCAACTTTTTATACATCCAAATTCCAAGAACATTACGATAACTATCCCAGATGTTCTGTTTAGCACCATACATGTTATGTGGACGTATAATACACCAATCTAGGCCATGCTGCTGACCAGCTACTTCAATATCTTGTTCACAAGCAGATTTAGCAATACCATAAGGATCAATAGGTGACCGCGGCATATCCTCATGAAACGGAGGCGAACTAGTACCGTGGCCATAAACTGCCATAGAAGAAGTAAATACCAATCTACTGACATTATATTTTATACAATTATTTATTATCTCAGTAGTAGACAATAAATTGTTTACATAATTATATTTTCTAATAAAAGGGGACAATGCTTCTGCTGCATAGGCTGCAAAATGATACACAATATCAAAATTGTATCTGCTAAATAGTTTTTCAACATCATCAGGATTATTACTTAAATCTAACTGGTGAAAGTTAACTTTAGGATTTACATTAGAAACGTAACCACCACTTAAATCATCAATACCTATAATATTATAATTTGGATGATTATCAATAATCCAGTCAGATAACCGAGAACCTAATAAACCAGCAACTCCTGTTATTAATATATTTTTACTCATTGTTTTATCTTCATGTGTTTTCATTAAACCGGTCTATTTCCTTATTGCGCTTCCATGTAGCATTTAATACTGGAGTTGGTATGTTCATAGTTTCTGCGTGTTTTATTAATGCACATACATCTTTAGGAAAACAATTTCCCCCATAACCTAGGTGACCATCTGGTCCTGGCACTTTCCAATGAGTTTTTCCTAACCTATCATCAATCATAATCATTTCTTGTAAATCATTCCAATCGACACCAATTATTTTAGAAAGTTGAAACATTTCATTTGCGAATGAAACTTTAGTAGCTAAAAATGCATTAGTCAGATATTTAAACATTTCAGCACTAGTAGCAGATACTACCATAGTTTTTCTAACAAACTTCAAAACTGATGTTTGATGTTCTAGAACATAATTGCAAATTTTTGTAGAGATTTTTTCAGGTTTACCAAGAATTAAAAATGACTGTTTCAAATAATCATTTAAGTGGTTAGCTTCTGTTAAAAATTCTGGACTAAAAAATATATGTTGTGTTGAATATTTTTCTTGTAATCTTTCAGTTGTGCCTGGGATTATAGTGGATTTGATAATAATAATTTTTGTTGTAGAAAATTTATTTATGTCCTCCACAATATTTTCAACAATGCTAGTATCACAAAATCCATCTTTATTCATTGGTGTTGGTACAGCAATGAATATTATTTCAGATAAATTTACCAAATCATTTAAAGTTTTACAGTTAGGATTTTTAGATGAGTCAATATCATAGGTATACAATTCAATATTTTTTGTATTACCATTACGATATGAATTTGCAATAGCGCTACCAACATATCCTAATCCGACTATACCTATTTTATAGACCATAATGTTTTCTAAAAATGTTTATTTATAGGTATCTATATTAACCGGTATACTCTCCCCACTTACCCACTGGGCAAGAAGCTGATGCCAATTGTGTCTTGGTCTTCATGAAACAACCACATTGAGTGCAACGGAAGTCCTTAGAATCCAAATGTTCGCAAATTTCACACGTACTGAAACGACTCACTCCCACATCTGCTGGTACTAAAATTGGTAATCCTTTAGCGGCATTTTTGCCAGTTTTCCACATTTCCTTAGCTAGGTTTCTAGCCATTTTGAATGATGAGGGAAATTTAGTTGTATCTTCTTTCAAGTAAGCTTCTGTTTTCAGAATATTTTCTTTAGTCTTATCATCAAACTTAGCCTCAAAATATGAGGCCCCGGTATTCATCATTTTAATTGCAGTCTCAATATCATGATCCAAATCAACCAGTACTTGAAACCGGTCACGGAAAAATAATGGTGTCTGATTTTTAGGAGCAAAATAATAAAGGACATCGGTTTGTATTTTAGGGAAAGGCATGTTGTGTTCTGAAATACACAATACGTGATAATCAACTTTATCTAAATAAGAATCCTTTATTTTTTGTTCCAAATCTTGCTGTGTATTTGTCTTGATGTCATTTTCTTCACATGTAGAATTAGACATTACATACATTAAAACTAATTTATTACTTGTATTAATTTTTTCTGCAATGTCAGGTAATGTATTTTCTGATGTGGATTTGATATTGAAGTTCATGTTTTTTTCAGGGGCCTCAGGTTTAGTTTCAAATTTTTTCTCACGTATTTTTTTCAACAACTCCTCATATTTTGGCGGTGTTGTGTAGGGTTTTTCCGCTAAGTTTACAAACTCTGGCACATTAGGTTTAGTTCTATGGGGATTTTTTTCCTCTTCTTCTGGTGTTCTTTTCACATGGAAAGGACAACCAGTTTGTTCATTCAACTGTGCATATTTACCCTGAAAATAATCCTTTTGCCAAACATCTCCTCGTGTTGGATTGCTACTAAAAGCTACACGAGAAATATTCCAATTCCAGTATTTTTCTTCAAATTCAGGATCTTCAGATAAATGGCGTATCTCGGGTTTAACATCATCAAATAAAGAAATGTTCACTGGAAAAATCTGACATAAAATATCTCCTGGTTCAAACGATACAGATCCAGGCTGTGTAAATCTCCAATTCATCGTAAATGTAAATGGAGTCCAATAGGTTTCAACAATACCAGATAAAGGTATTACATTAGGTTTAGGAAAATTCGGCGGACCTGTAACATACAGAGCATAGGGATATTCTGTCCGAAATAGATACCCGGTGTGCCATGTAAATGTTCCCTCACCAAAATGATTATCCGGAAAAATAGTGCCTGCCTGTTTTTTAACTACAACATCTTTAGGATTTTTTCCGCCGTTCCATTCTAAAGTGAATTTTGAAGGATTAACAATTTCCCATCCGTAACCATTAGCAATATTTAATGGTAAACACCGATAAGGATTTTTTGAACGCGCTTCATCCATCCAATCTCTTTTAGGTGAGGCCGGCCTCATTTCTAATTTAAGACCCACCTCATACGCCGTAACCTTTATCATATTTAACCCCTATTATACCAATGACCAATGCATAAACAAATTAATACTAAATTGTTCGGGTGAACATACTAGCGGATCTCTCCAATGTGTCATTGAATTCCCAATCATTATTCCTCCATCACCTTCTGCAATATATAGGGGAACATTATTACCCTTTTTATCAGTACACCATAACGGCCAATCTTTTTCTAAATTGTGCTTAAGTGTAATGGAAAGAGTGTAATCCAAAACACTTCTATCCTTATGAGGGGGTAATGTTCCTCCATTATAATAAATTCTTCCATAGCTATTTGCTGGCTTCATTTTTAAACCAATTTCTTCTTCAATCCTTGGTTGAATTTCACGCAATGCTGCCTCAAATTCTTCGTGATTACCCCCATAGGATTCTTTGTAGATTAAAGCATCCACCGAACCTTCATGCGCTAATTGATTGGCATTTTTCATATCTAACAAGATATTGGAAAATCTTTCACATTGTTCTTTGGTTAGTACATTAGAGATATACGCATAACCATAATTGGAAAATAGTTCACTGTTTTTCATAAATCACCTTAAATTAAAATGTTAAGTCCATACATGTTGAAAATCAATTTTGTTATTGCTAAGGAACTGCTTTAAACTTTGAACCTTTAAATTCATATAATGCTCTCTATGTTCACTTATCATGTTTTTGTTCTGTTCTACAATTTCCATTGCATTATTGAACTCAGGCTGTTCTTCCATAAATTTAAGTATTTTTTCTGTTATGTCAAGTTCATCTGGTAAAAGAGTGTACACCGTATATAAATTGTTATACAAGTTATATTTAGATGGTGTATAATACGGAGGTGTTTTCCGAAAAATATGACCAATACTAACCGAGGGAATGCCTCGGCAATCACCACCTAATAACCAATTTTTTATACTTATGTGTTGTTCACAACCACCCCAGCCTCGTAAACCATCAAAAGACTTTATGGTTTTTAACCATTCAGTAGTTCCAATATAATTTGCACCTAAAACACAGTCTATGATATTATCCCTAGAACTGGTCATAGAATGGCTAGACCAAGACAATGAGAATACTCCGCCGCCGCGCATAGCACCATTCTTTTCATCAAAGAAATGTATTTTAGAACCAATGGAATAATGAGTAGATACCTCACGTATGTCTTTATAAGGATCAAGGAAAAAAGGTTCTTGCTCATTAGTTAAAACATAACTTTTTGTACACCATACAGTTTTAGGACTATTAGTTGCAATATTGTAAATTTTCTCCACCCAATTATCAGAAGAAAATCTCATATGCCCATCTATCATTAAAACAACAGGTGCCTCGGCCTCGTAAACACCATTAGCAGTAGATAGATGCGGGCCTAATTGTTCTTCGTTCTTAAAATATTTAACGTTAGGTATTTTCCTTATTTCATTTTCATGTTCATAATTTTCTTCACCGTCACAAATTGCTAAAATTTCAAAACTAGAAGGATCAGCCGTTCTATTCATACTTATAATAGTATTTAAAGGTTCTTTACCTTCCTTTAAAAAAGGCATAATCACTGATATTTTTTTCATCGTAGTTTGTCTATATTAGGTAATATGTAGTTATGAAACCTTTCAGGTTTAGCTTCTTTAAAGTTTTCTAAAATTGGTAGAAAAGGAGCAAACAATTCTTTATAATCTGAAAGTGATTTTCTTGTGAATTTTCTTTTTGCGTAATCTGTTGTGTATATTTTATGACGTTGAAAATTATCTTCTCGTACAAACTCATTCAAATTACTTTGTTTATGCCCACCAACATCTTCTGGGTCTGACCAATAGAAACAATATGCAGGTATAGCAAAATCACTTTCCTCCATATCATGGGTTTTTTGTAATTCTTCAAACCATCCTAAATGTTCTGGTCCTGTCTTATTTTTGAAACCATATTGATTAATTTTTTCTAACTTGGTTACGATACTAGCTTCCATATAGTTAAAAGCTAATTCAGGTTCATGCCCACGGTGTTTCATGAAACTAAATTTAGGTTTCCATGAAGATTTTTTTGATTCTACTAATCCCGCCACGCCCTGTCTAATATTCCAAGGAAAAAAGATATCATCATCATCCCATGTGATGTACAAATCACCTGTTGCAAAATGTTTAGCATCTCTACGTATAGATCCAGTATTATTGTAATATTCTTTTGTTTCAAAATCAATATTATTATTAATGACCTTGATTTTATTTTCAAGACCATTAAAAGTTTCATCTAATGCTAAAGGATTTTCAATATCTGTATTATAGATGATAAGTTCCGTGTTATCGTAATCCTGTTCTAAAAACATAGCAATAGAACGTTCTACACACTGAAATCTTCTATACGTTGTCATTACACATGATACTTTATTCATAGCATTTTTAATTAGGAGTGGCAACATAATCATAAACAGCATATTCATGTATTTTTTCAACTTTATAATTTAATTGATTCAATACATTTAAAACATCTTCTTTAGTCTTATTGTATATAGCTAACTGTGGCGGTTCTATTTCGATGAAAATTACAGGTCGATGTTCATTTATAGTATTTATTGCACCTTTTAGTACCTCGACCTCATAACCCTGTACATCTATTTTTATTATGCTTAAATTATTAAATTTAAAATCATCTAATTTAACTAGGTCAACTTCATTATAACCTGCGTGTGTGAAAGCATCTAAATGGGTATTTCCAATATTAAGTTTTTCAGATGCGCTATAATCTTGATTTTCTACACGTATTTTTTTGTTAGAATTTCCTACACCAAAATTGTATGCAGTAACATTAGTAAATCCGTTTAATATAATATTACCACACAATTGATAGTATACTATTTTTTGTGGTTCGAAAGCAAAAACTTGTCCGTTTTCTACTAAATCAGCAAATTCTAAGGTATGAAACCCCAAGTTCGCTCCAACATCAACAATAGTAGTATTTTTAGTTTCTACATATTTTGTAATATAGTCATACATGTATTCTTCATATATTCGACCTTCTCGTGCGAAATCAGTTACACCAATATCATTCTTTAAAAGAATATATTTTTTTCTTGTATCAACAAATTCTGTTTTAATTTTGTTCATCGTTATAATTTCAATTGTTAAAATTCCAAGCTTCACTATATTCTCTAGAAAATAATCCTAAAAAATTATTTTCATCATTTGTTTGTTCAAAAAATTTTTTACAATAATGTAAACATCTTTTATCTTCAATGTCTTTCATATATCCTCTGAGTCTATTAATATAGGTAGAAAATGTAGAATTATAACATCCAACAAAAGAAATTGCTCTAGCACAAATAATTTGCTCTATAGCTATAGAATATTTTTTAGAAGAATGGTCAATGTTCAAATCTTCATAAAAAGACACATCATAATCTTTAAAAAAAGGTTCAAAATAACTTTTGTCTATTTCATCTGTTGCAATATACAACTTACATTTTTTTGGTATAAAAGATTCAATAGTTTGTAAAATTTCTTCAGCAGGTAAAACAATAGTGCCTATGTGCCAACCCATATTAAAATCATTTCTTCGAATATGTATAGCATAATAATCTAAATCACCTAATTTTTCATTAATAGCATTTTGTGCTAAATCAAAAATATTTTCTTTGTAATGGAAATTTTTGGCAATGAAAGTTTTAATTTCTTGCATTCTACTACTTGCTATAGCGTGGTAGAAATTACCGAATAAATTTCTTGGAAAATATAATATATCATCATCCATATCAAATAAATTAAGTATTTCATTACCTTGGAAACTCTCTCTTTCTTTGCAAACATCTAATTTATATAAAACTTCATGTGCTCGGTTTGTTATTTTCTTAATATTAAAACTTTCTTTTAAACTAGATTTTTCTAATATTTGTATACCTAGATTATTTAAATCATAGAATTCAGAAAATTTTATTTGTTCATCTAATCCAGCTATTCTTCTGTGTTCTGATATTACTAAAATTCTATTTAAAGCATATGCCATGCATGCGGCAATTTCATAGGACATTCTAACATTATTAAAACCAGCAGGATATGGATCAAATAGAATATATTTGTCTCTTGGTACATAGTTGTTAGTAAAATTTATATTATCCCAATACTTATAGTTGCTCATACTGAGATTGTATCCACGTATAAGTTTTTAATACGCCTTCTTCTAACGAAATAGATGGTTCCCAATTCAATAGAGCCTTGACTTTATCATTATGAGAATTTCTTCCACGGACTCCTAATGGTCCAGAGACATACTTTCTGTTGACAGTCACGCCGGCTACATTCTCAATAATATCAACTAATTCATTCACAGACACCATTCTATCTGAACCAATATTAAATGGAGATTGGTGTGGACTTTCCATGATACGTAGTGTGCCTTCAATGGCATCATCAATGTACAAGAATGAACGGCGTTGTTCTCCATCGCCCCAAATTTCTATCTCGTTAGATTGTGTTTTAACTGCCTCGATAACTTTTCTACACAAAGCAGCAGGAGCCTTTTCTCTTCCCCCTTGCCAAGTTCCTTCTGGACCAAAGACGTTGTGATATCGAACAATCCTGACATCCATACCGTAATCTTCTGAGAAATGCCGACACATGCGTTCCATAAACAATTTTTCCCATCCGTAACCATCTTCTGGGTCCGCAGGATATGCAGTGTCTTCCATTAATGGTTCAGGGGTTACAGTATGCTGTTTATATTTAGGATAGATGCATGCTGTAGATGCAAACAAAAACTTTTTAACACCATTTACATGTGCTGCTTTTATGGTGTTAGTATCTGGAATAACAGATAGCATACATAGGATTTTATTTAATTCAATAAATCCTATACCTCCCATTTCACATGCTAAATGATATACTTCATCAACATTTTCCGTGGCTTTTAATGCAACTTCATAATCAGTTAAATCACCCACGATGTTTGTTACGTTCTCTGTAATTTGATACCAAGAGGAAAGAGGCTTCTTGTCAAGAGCCCGAACCTCGTGAGATTCTGATAGCTTCTTGACAAGATGACCTCCTATAAATCCTCCTGCACCAGTAACCAATATTGTAGACATGTTTTAATTATCTTCCTGTGTTATGATTATAATTTACAAACTCACCTAGACCATGTGGTACAACCTTGTCTGGCTTAGATGTACTGTTCGGGTTAATAGATGTAGGATTAGCATTTGCGTCGCCATCCTGTGAAATTGTTGCTAGACTATAATTACCCCCAGCTAAAGCTGTACCTCCTTTATGTACAGTTACACTTCCTATAGAAACATTAGAAGCCGGAATAGGTGCGATTGGAGGTAAAGTTGGTGCTGCTGTTGGTGCTGGCGTCGGCGGCACTGTTGGCGGAACCGTTGGAGGAACCGTTGGAGGAACCGTCGGTGGTACTGTCGGCGGGACCGTTGGCGGGACCGTTGGGGGTACGGTCGGCGGAGGTGGTGTTGTTGGCGGAACCGTCGGAGGAACCGTTGGCGGTACTGTCGGCGGAGGTGTTGTTGTTGGCGGAACCGTTGGCGGTACTGTCGGAGGAACCGTTGGCGGTACTGTCGGAGGAACCGTTGGCGGAACCGTTGGTGGCGGTGTTGTTGTTGGCGGAACCGTCGGAGGAACCGTTGGCGGAACCGTTGGTGGCGGTGTTGTTGTTGGCGGAACCGTCGGAGGAACCGTTGGCGGTACTGTCGGCGGAGGTGTTGTTGTTGGCGGAACCGTTGGCGGAACCGTTGGCGGAACCGTTGGAGGTACCGTCGGTGGTACTGTCGGCGGGACCGTTGGTGGCGGTGTTGTTGTTGGCGGTACTGTCGGTGGTACCGTTGGAGGAACCGTCGGTGGTACTGTCGGCGGGACCGTTGGCGGGACCGTTGGTGGCGGTGTTGGGGCTCCGCACCAAGCACCTAATGTTGAACATGGACTTAATCCAGCTGGACAAGGATTTTCTGCTACGAATCCATCTGCGCAAAAATAACTTGTGCTAGGACCACAACATTTTCCACCAGAAGGGGGTTCTGTTGGCGCTGCTGTTGGTGGCACCGTTGGAGGCGCTGTCGGTGGCGGCGCTGTTGGGCCGCACGTAGCACCTAATGTTGAACATGGACTTAATCCAGCTGGACAAGGATTTTCTGCTACGAATCCATCGGCACAAATATTACCTGTATCAACACCACAACATTTTCCACCAGAAGCAGGTGCTGTTGGTGCAGCTGTTGGCGGAACCGTTGGCGGAACCGTTGGCGGTGGTGCTGTTGGCGGAACCGTTGGCGGCGGCGCTGTCGGGGGTACCGTTGGCGGCGCTGTTGGCGATAGATTTTGACAAACAAATGTATTAGTTGTTATTTCGTAACACTCTAAACCAGAGCAACAAATTCCTGAACTACAATCTCCACCTTGACCCACGCATGCTGCCGTAGGAGCTGCGGTGGGTGACGGCGCAGTGGTCGGGGCTTCGGTTGGGGGCGACGGAGCTGCGGTTGGTGGTATGAATGCCGTTGGGGCCTCAGTGGGTGACGGAGCTGCGGTTGGTGACGGCGCAGTGGTCGGGGCCTCGGTCGGCGTTGTTGGTGGTATGAATGCAGTTGGTGCCTCAGTGGGTGACGGAGCTGCGGTTGGTGACGCAGTTGGTGATTCGGTAGGAGCTACTGTGGGGGCCTCAGTGGGTGACGGAGCTGCGGTTGGTGGTATGAATGCCGTTGGGGCCTCAGTGGGTGACGGAGCTGCGGTTGGGGCCGCCGTTGGTGATGGAGTACAATCGTCACAACCTATTTCATAACAGTAAAACGCACCAGATTCTTCACACGGTCCTCCACTACATGAACAATATGCCATGAGTTATTCTCCCTTACTTGTTACAAGTGCATGCACTTACTTTTGCATCCAATTCCTTGACGGCTTCAATTAACAACCCAATCATCTTTTCATAGCGTACTGCCATGAATCCATCTTCACGAGTAGTCACAACTTCAGGTAGAACAGCAGCAACTTCATGTGCAAGAATACCAGTGTCGCGCCCTTCATGTCCATGAATCTCTTGATTTGATGTGTTCCAAGTAAATGTAACACCATTTAGCTGTAAAACTTTTTCTAAAGCATTTGGAATTGTTTCGATATCTGTCTTTAAACGCGCATCTGAAGAAGAGTAAGCCACAACGTCATGAGAAGCACGAATTTGTCCAGTTACAGTTCCGCTAGGCCAAGTGGCACTACCTACAAGCATTGACCCGAAAGTTACATTACTTGATGTTGCGACAGCTTGTCCGATACTTACTGAAGTGCCTGAAACTGAAACACCAGTACCTGCTGTAACTACTGTGATATCGCCTGATCCATTGAAGGATACACCTTGAATATTTCTAGCCGTCTGTAATGTTGTTGCTGTTGTGGCATTACCTGATAATGAAGCAGTAATGGTTCCAGCACTGAAATTACCTGAGGCATCACGAGCGACAACCTTAGATGCTGTGTTAGCACTGGTAGCATCTACCGCAATGGTTAAGGCGGCGCCTTCAGAACCGCCGTTACCACCAGTAATAAAGCTACCATTAGTAATACTAGCAACATAGTTACCTGTAGTATCGGTTCCTAAAACTGTGGCATCACCTGAAATAGTGGTGGCAATAGTGATATTTCCAGAACCATCAAATGATGCTGAAGTGCCTGTGACATCACCAGTTAATGTTAATGTTCTAGCTGTTTGCCATGCAGTAGCTGTTGATGCGTTACCTGAAAGAGTTGCTGTGATAGTACCAGCACTGAAATTACCTGAAGCATCACGAGCAACTACTTTGGAAGCTGTGTTGGCACTTGTAGCGTCTACAGCCAATGTAAGAGCAGCTCCTTCTGAGCCACCATTACCTCCAGTCATAAAGCTACCATTGGTGATGCTTGCTACGTAATTACCTGTGGTATCGGTTCCTAATACAGTAGCATCTGCTGAAATAGTTGTGGCAATTGAAATGTTACCTGACCCATCAAATGCTGCTGAAGTACCTGTAACATCACCGGTTAATGTTAGTGTTCTAGCTGTAGCCCAGGTAGTTGCAGTTGCTGCGTTACCTGTGATGTTACTATCTGTGAATGCAACGGTCTTACGTGATCCTGATGGTGTGAAGTATAAATTGGTACCATCAAATTCCATGGCACCTGTGACAGGAGTTGTTAAATTGGTACCACCTTGGAAACGAAGTGGAGCACCATTAGTGCCTGCTGCGCCAGCACGTAATGTAAGAAGGCCTGTTAATGTGCCGCCAGACTTTTCTAATTTATCGGTGTTTAAATTGATGAAGTTGGCGTCAACTTCAGCATTGGTTAAAGGACGATTTTGATTGGTTTCGCCAGCGTTAACAGCAGCAGTTTGGCGTAGATTTAATGTAGCCATATGTTATCCTCGGTTGGACAGAATTGATTGAAGAAGTTGTTTTATTTCTAATAAGTCATTTTTGACTTCAGATATCTCTTTTTGTAGCTCAGAAACCTGCTGTGCTTGTCGCTTTTGCTGGCGTCGAGCTGTAATGGATGATACGTCAGTATTTATAAGGGCTTTAGAATTCTGGTCTCGGACGAATGGGGCTTCCATTATATCAATGCCACAGCTCTAAAGTTTTTAATAATAGGAGTTTTACTTACATCTAGCGTGCCTGAACTAAATCCAGAATATAATTCTACTCGTATAGAAAACTTGGAATATGTTACAGGTGTTGCAATAGAATACATATATTCTTGAAAGGACAAACGATTAACAACTAATGGGGCATGCTCAACCATCTCAACTTCATCAACTTCATCAAAAGGTCTATCATCTTCTGGATGTTGCATTTTGACATAAACACGAACACTACAATTTTCTGGAAGTTTCATATCCATAAACATCCGTAAATCGTCAGCACTATCATCTAAAGTAACTGCCCGAGTGATGTATTGTGCAATCGCTTCAGATGCTCCATTATAATTGATAAGGTTGCTAACCGCTAAAAGTGACAGTTTTCTGGTGTCCAATACAGGTGTTAAATTTGTGGAATCTGTATGCAATACTGCTTGTAAAGTAATAGCAGGAGTTCCAGAAACACTTTCACCATAACTAGGAGAAGAGTAAGAAAACAGAGTGTACGGTTCGGCTAATTCGATAGTGTCACCATTTTTACACGGAGTAAATACTGTTTGTTGAACACCTAAAGAATTTTTCAACTTATATTTTAAAGTAATTGATGTAGTAGGATCTAAAATTAAAGAACCAAAATTTGGAACTATTGTTGTAATATTTCTAGTATCAATACTACTAATGATATATGTTGAAGGATCAGTATCGCCTGTCACGGCAGTTCTAACCTGAAAATCATTTCCTGCTGCTAATATTCCACTAGTAATATAAATTTTAGCTGTGTTGCCTTGCACTTCTTGTACAAATCCTTCTCCCGTGGTATCATCTTTGTATACAGTGTATCCAGAACCTGGGATGGAAAATGTATAAGCTTCTTCTAAAGTCATCGAAATATTACTGACTACATCTTTCACTACTCCTAAAATTTTTCTTGCTTTGTAATTATCAGAAGATAATGTAGGCCCAGCGGACTCAAGAGTTAAATTATTATCGTCCGATATAGAAGCAATTTTACCAATAACTGTATTGTCAGTTTTATGTAAGATGTCTCCTACCTGAAGCTGAGTACTAAATGATGTACCTACTCCTGCCACGGAAGTTCCTGTAACTGAAATAGTACCAGTAACACTAGTAATTAATACTCGCAATCTATCACCAACAGTAGTTTCTGTGGAAAATAATGTAGATGTTCCTGTCACAGTTGCCCCTGAAATACCAATAGTACCGGTCAATGTTGTTTGAGTATCGTCATAAACTTTTACTGCATCACCAGGTGTTAACATGTGACTACCAGAGGAGCTAAAGGTGATATAGTCAATTGGTTCGGATTTCAAAGTCACTATGGTATCTGAAGTTGAAAATACACCCTTATACAGGGTAAATTTTAAATCTTCATTTTCTAAACCAGTCCAAACAGTATTATTGTTTGGTACAAACAAAACTCCTACATATGGTTGTTGAGTAATAGTTTCAGATGTACCAACTTTTCTTTGACCTAATTCAGAAACCCAAACTTGATAATCTGTGTCGTTGTTTTCAGGTAGTAATACCAAGGCATACTCAGTATTATTTTTCAAGTACACAGGTGAATCAAATGTAAACGTAGTGGCAACTGATGCCGTTTCAGACGCATTAATAGAACTTGCTGGCAATGTCTTTGTGCTGAAAGGAACAATTCTATTTCCAGGGAAACCATTTACAACTTCACGAAGTTGTACAGTAAATGATTTTGTTGAAGATTTTGTTTTGAAATATAAATCTATCTTTGTAATAAAAGCCCCATCTGACTCACCTTCAACAATAAAAGTCTGAGCCATTGGATCACCATAAGATGATGAATCAAATGTTGATGGATTACTTAATATTAAACGATTGATAACTGTATTTTGCGTGTTGGTTAATGTATCTTGACGAACATCGGCAAATCTTGTAGAAAAAATTGAATTATCTATAATTTCTGCTAATCCAGAATTTTGAAACTGTGAAGCTGCCAATGTTGTAGATCCTACATCTTCTAGCTTGAAAATTTTGCTTCCGGCGCGGAATGTATTAGCAGGTATTAAAAATTGACCTACTAGTATCCCATTACTATTTACAATCAAATCATCACCATAGTTGGAAGCTGTTGATTCATACTTAGAAATTAAACCAACAGTAGTTAAATTTTTTATAGTAGTTACAGAAACACCTGTTGGTAAGGTGAAATATCTGCAAAAATCTGAAACATCTTCGCCATCAAAATATGCTTTTACAATAGTATTTGGTTTCAATTCAGTGGCAATAAATGTAATTACTTGTTGTCTAATATATGGAATCACCGAAACATCTAGTAATTTCATACCAACCGAGCGCATATTGTGTTCGGGTAATCGAGCAGCGTTAACTGCTGAACGAGTGATGTCAGAAACAACTCGTGCTGATTCATTATAACTACGAATACCTGTAATGCCATTTATACTATTGTTTACTACAGATGCAGTCGAGGTTACATCTACGCCCTGCCAATTCGTCAGCCAACCGTTCCAATGAATATTAAATGGTGTGTTATCATATTCCCAGCCATCATTCATATTGTTATAGTTTACTTGAACATCAGGTCGCGCATTCTCATCTAACCACATGTCTTGTTGTGGATCTAAGTATAAATTACCAGACTTGTAATTTCTTAATAGAGAGTTACCACAAATACGTCCTTTAGAGGCTGCATTATTGCTTATAAAGGCAGAATGTGTATGAGAGTTACCATTCAATACTAAAGCTCCTTGTTGATGCCCCCCAGAAACAACCTGGAAGTTTACATCTTCGATGGTGATTGGAGCTCTCATTTCTTTATTTTTCACATCTATAGAAACATTATAATTAACATCGAACACATTCCCCACATCATGTCCATCAAAGCCATCCACAAGAATACCCTTTTTAATCATGGCATTGCCAGAATTATCAGTAATAAACATGTTGGCTACTTTATTTTCCATGATGGACAATGCTGTATAATATTCTAATCTATTTACTCGTTGTTCTAAATCACCAATGTCTCGCATTGTGAAACGACGATTATCAACTAAACGAACAATTGATGCATAATCTTCTCTACTGTAAACCCGAGAAGCATAGGTTGACAAAGATGGGTATGGTGCTAACTCAATAACCGCCAATGTCATGGCATGCGAAGCATCTGCGGGTGTTTGAGGATTCAATGAGGATACACCAGTAATAATTTTAAACTCACCCTCTCTTGTTAAAATAACTTTATCTTTTCTGGGCAGATTCACAGTAAAAGTAGCAGTGATAGCACTATCAGGATCTGGTATAGCTAAACGACCTGTACCCGATGAAACATCTATTGTTGATACAGGAACATTTTCACCATCAATGATATCTGAAACACCATAAGCAGCACCACTATGATTAATTCTATTTTCCATTGCTGGTCGGAAATCTATTACATCTCGCAAATCGTAGGAAATGCCAGTTGTTTTAGATGAATGAACTGGTATTTGGTAGGTGTAGATTTGCTTCCCGGTATCAGGATTTAAAGGATCGAAATCAATTAATGCTGATTCATAAGAATTTTTATTAATATATCCAAAACTAGAATCACGAACAAAATTTCTAAATTTAACAACTATCTTTTTTGTTGATAATGTAGAAGCTCCAGTGTATTCAAGATAGGATGTGCTAAATAAATTATCATTTTGATTAACAACTAAGTTGAAATCTTCAGTTACATTTGTCCAACTGTTATCTGTTGTTACAAGAGCATATGTGCCTGGCCAGGCTTCCGAAGATTCTGCCATATAGACGGCTTCTACATCAAACGCATAAGATACACCTAGGTATAATTTATTAGCATTTAAATTAGTTAAGGATGTTCCAGTAAATGTTGAACAATCCGCGCGTAGATGTGAAGTCACTAATGTTAAACCAATAGGATCACCATTAGTTTGTTTTATATAAGCATAAACCGTATGTGTTCCGGCACTTGGAGCTGATAAAGTCAATGTGCAAGAATTTGCAAGAACATTAGTAATAGTATTAACCGTACGAATATTTCCATCAGAATTTCGCACAACTAAAAAGTATTTCGCAATATTTTCTGCTCCAGATGGAGCGGCACTGAAAGGTAATGTCTGACCGGTTCCACTGACTGAAATATTAATTTCATTAGAACCACCGACTGCATAGTTGGTATCTAATTTTTTCCAGAAATAATAGTCCGTATCATCTTCATATTCTCGGACAGCGCGGGCCGTAGTTGGAAATATTAATGTATTATATCCTGAATCATGTAGAGTAAATTCTGTTTGTGTAATACCTGAACTTAAAACATCCCCAGGTGTTATTGCAACTGTAGCAGAATTTAATGAATTATCTGTAATGGTATCAACACCTGCAAGGTCATCAATAATATATGATCCTACTAGCGCAATATCATACAAATATAATTTGTAAAAAGATGTAGAACTTGTGCCAGGTGTTCCTAAATAATGTTTTAATAAACGAACTTTAGCGGTAGCTTTAGTTGTGCCGCCATCTTTTAATTGTACCGTTAAATTGTTATCTCCTATATCCCAATCACCTGTAACGTTTTTTACATATACAAAATTGCCATAAATGGAACTAATAATTTTTTCTTCAAACAATAAAGTATCAGTAGCTTTGGTGGCTGAAAGATAATCGGTAGATTTTAATTCTGCGTCGAAACCTTCTACATATGCTTTTCCAGGCTCAACACCATATAATAATTTAGATGAATCACCGGAAGTGTATCTTCCATTATTGCTTTCTGTTTTTAAATGTTCGCGCACAACTATATTCAAACCGCGAACAGTGTAGTTTCCTGATTCATCAAAGGTTCTTTGTGCTAAAACCTTTTGAAGTTCAGCATATTGTGGTTTATTATAGGCGCGCTTTACTTCACCGGTATCTACAACAAATAATAAATGAAATCCTTCTTCTGGGGGAACTATCAAAGAATTACTTTCTAATTGTGTGGTTAGTTTATATCTATCAGCACCTGGAGCTGAGTAATTATAAGATCCGGCAGCAGGATCTAATAAACTTACATCATCTTCAGAGGTTACTGATTCTGATACAATTCTAAAACCTACATTTTTTGATGGCGTGTTAGAAAAGTAATCTAAAACTTTAGTAGTTTCTTCATGACGAATGAAATTTCCTTCTGCATAAACTATACCATCACTTATGGTGTATAAAGAACCAAAACCAGTTGGTGCTGAGGATTTAGCAACTAATCTAGATGGCAACGTATTATTGCTAACATCTACTACAGTTAAAATATCATCCGCTAAAAATTCTGTTGTTGAACCATCAGCAGCTGCTGTCTGATAATTTAAGTACAGTACTCTTTGCTCAGAAGCTGGATCAAACTCTACCATTAGAATTTTAGCTGATACACCTGCCTCATTACTAATAGTTGCACCAATTAAAGTATTTTGATATGTTGTATATGTAGCGGATGTTATAGTAACACCTGCCGAATTTTCATCTTTAATTTTCACATATGGCACAGAGAATTGAAATGTTTCTGCACAACCTAATACGACTG